AAGCCGTTACAGGTACTATGCATTATACAATGGCAGGAATGCCCACGGCTCAAACAGGACAACTCGTTCAAGTTCCTACACGGGGAACAGGACAAGCTGTTAAAGGGGATCAACATTATGTTATGCAAGGCATGGACGCAGCTAAAACAGGAAAAATGATTAAAGCTAAAAAAGGACTTTGGTCTGGCGCTGCAACCAGTATGTATGACAAGCCCCCAGGTTGGGACGCTAGCAAAATAAGCAAAAAAACTCACAAAAAATTAACTAAGTTATGGAAACATCGTGAAGCGGGTGGTTGGAAAGAAGCAAAAGGTTATAAAAAACATTTAGCAGCTTTAAAGGCAATGACAACTGGAAAAACAAAAGCATCAACTGCTATGGGTAAAGCAAATAGAGCAATAGGAGCACTTCCTTTTGTGAAAGGAAAAACAAAAGCATCAACTGCGTTGGGTAAAGCTAGCACTTCTACATTTTTAAAAAGAAGAATGGCTTTAGGAATGGCAAGACCTACAGCTTTAGGAGTTGCGAAAGCACTAGGAAAAAGAACAGGAATTGGCAAAGCGGTTTTAGCTGCTACAGCGGTGGCAGGAGCTTATGAAGCAGGAAAGCGTAATTTATTTAAACTTAAAGATAAAAAGAAAGTACAAAAGAAATCAACAGGCGGAGAAATCATTATCGGCAGAGGAGTCGATTTGGATTTATTATAATGCATTATGGCGACATCAGGTTCAACATCATTCGATCTCGATATAGACGAGATAATTCAAGAGGGCTATGAACGTTGTGGCCTAAACACCAATAGCGGTTACGATCTTAAAACTGCAAGAAGAAGTCTAAATATTTTATTTTCAGAATGGGGTAACAGAGGAGTCCACTTATGGAAAGTGGTTCTGAATTCTGTAGCAATGGTTAATGGAACTACAGACTATACAGCTCCAGCTAATTGCAGTGTGATTCTAGAAGCGTATATCTCTTCTACGGCTGCTCTGGCTTCAGACACCCAGGATGTGGCTTTAACAAAAGTTTCACGATCCGAATATGCGTCCATCCCTAACAAGGGATCTGTCGGACAACCTTCACAATATTATGTCAGTAGGGTTCAACCTCCTATTGTCAGTTTATATCAAACACCCAATGCGAGTACCTATACTCATTTAAAATATTACTACGTTAAAAAATTGGAAGATGCGACAGCTTATTCAGGTCAGCAAGCCGATGTGGTTTATAGATTTCAACCGGCTATGTGTGCAGGACTGGCTTATTATTTAGCACAAAAGAAAACTCCTGAAAAAGTAGAAATGCTAAAAATTATTTACGAAGACGAAATGTCCAGAGCCTTAGTAGAAGACGGCCAACGAACTTCGGTTTACATCACTCCTAAAGATTACTTTCCAGCGGGGATCTAATGGCTAAATTTGCAAGTGGAAAACATGCTTTAGCTATATCGGATAGATCCGGAATGCAGTTTCCGTATCCAGAAATGGTAACGGAATGGACGGGAGCTTTTGTTCACATTAGTGAATGGGAAGCTAAACAACCTCAAATAAATCCTAAATTAGTCAGCGCCGATCCTGTTGCAATAAGAAACCCAAGACCTTTGCATCGAAGCGGAATTCTAGTACAATTAGATCCAGCAGCTTGGTTTAATATTAACGGAAATATAAATCCAATTCCAAGTGAAGCAGCTAGTGGTTCGGGAAGCATGCAACCTCCTCAAACTGCTAATGAAGCAAATGAGAAAAGGCAAGCTAGAATAACGCTTGCAAATGTAACGGTAAGTATAACATGACGTATGCAGAGCTTATAACAAAATTAAGAGACTACACTGAAGTAGGTAGCAGTGTTTTAACTTCTACAATCTTGGACGGTATTATCAGGGATGTAGAATTTAAAATCTTTAGGGAAGTTGATGCAGATTATTCTAGAAAATATGAAACTTCTTTATCTACTGGAACGAATCGTTATCTTTTACTTCCAACCGACTGTTATATCATTCGATCTTTACAATTAACCACTAAAACAGGGGATGCTTCTTTTGAAAGAGCAATGCTGGAAAAAAGAGATACCAGCTTTATAAGTGAATTTTATCCTT